TGGATTAGGTGAACTTGCAAATAAAGCAGCTATAAAATCATATCTAGATACCTACACATCCGATTGGAAAGATCGTAATGAAGCAGGTGAAGAAATTGATTTTAATCAAGACACAGCGGCTACTTATATTTGGACTAAAAAAGTAAGTTAAGGATTTTAAATGGCGAACTACCCGCAACTCGATGACTGTTCGGGCGTATGGACTTTGAAAGAAGTCAACGACGCTGTTATGGGTGGCTATTGGCGTAATGTAGGATTAAAAGGTATTGTAGCTGGTGGAACAACAGACAACAATACTCCTATAAATACCATACAACAAATTAGTATGGGCTCAACTGGTGATGCATCAGATTTTGGTGACTTAACTGAAAATAAAAAATTAGCTACATTTTTTTCTTCTATTAATAGAGGTGTGGCTGCTGGTGGTGAAAATCCAAGCACTTCAAATGTTGTTTGTTATTTTCAATTTGCCTCTGCAGGAAACGCTGCAGATTTTGGAGATTTAATAAGTGCTCAAAGAATGCTTGGTAGTTGTTCTAATAGCACAAGAGGTTTAACTGCAGGTGGTGATTCCCCTGGTGATATAAATATTATTAATTATGTAACAATTGCATCTACAGGAAATCAATTAGATTTTGGAGATTTAACTGTAGCAAGAGATAGTCTTTCTGGTTTGTCTAGCCCAACTAGAGGAGTTTTTGCTGGAGGAGAACCTGCAAACACTGTTATAGATTTTGTAACTTTAGCAACTTTAGGAAATGCAACTGACTTTGGAGATTTAACAACTGCTTCATCTCTTCAAAATGGAAATTCTGGAGCTTCTAGTAGTACAATAGGTATTTTTGGTCAAGGTTCTGCAATTAATATGGATAAGATTGTAATAGCCTCTCAAGGTAATGCAATAGATTATGGTGATTTGTCTGTATCTCGTAATAATGTTTCTGCAATGTCAAATTCTCATAAAGCCATATTTGCTGGTGGTAATAATTCAAGTGCTTCTAATGTTATGGATTTTGTTTTAATTAATGTTGGAGGAACAGCAACTGATTTTGGAGATTTAGCATCTGGTGTAAATAGACATATGGGTGGATCACAAGCTCACGGTGGTTTAAATGAGGGGTATCAAGGAACGAGACTAGCACCTACAGGAAATACAGGGAGAGCTATATTTGCAGGAGGTGAAGTTCCTGGTGTATCTAATTACATATCTTTTTTTAATATTAATGTATTATCAAATAGCGCTGATTTTGGTGATTTAACCAGAGCGGTAAAAAATACAGGATGCGCATCTTCTTCAACAAGAGTTGTTTGGGCGGCTGGGTATACAGCACCTACAAGTAGTAATGTCATAGATTATGTTGAATTAAATACTACAGGTAATGCAGCAGATTTTGGTGATTCAACATTAGCTAGAAATAATTTGGCTGGTTGTGGAAATCAAACTAGAGGTTTGTTTGCAGGAGGGATAGGAGGAAGTCCAGAAGGAAATCAAAATATTATTGATTATGTCACTATTGGATCAGTTGGTAATGCAGCAGATTTTGGAGATTTATCAGCAGCTAAACAAGGAGTTGGTGGTCTTGCAAATTCTACAAGAGGAGTGTTTTTTGGAGGATCTGCATATATTAATGTAATGGAATATGTAACAATTGCAAGCACAGGGGATGTTACAGACTTTGGAGATTTAAGTGCTGCAAGAGAAAGACTTGCTGGTTTTAGTAGTTCTACAAGAGGAGTTATGTCAGGAGGAGCTACAAACTCTCCTGCTTCTGATACACCAATGAACGTAATAGATTATATAACTATTGGTTCAACAGGTAATGCAACTGATTTTGGAGATTTAACAACTGCTAGACTTTCTCATTCAGCAACAGGGACTAATACTAGAGGTGTTTCTATAATGGGTCTTGCGCCTGCTAACTCGAATGTTATAGATTATGTTACCATAGCTTCAACTGGTGATGCCGCAGATTTTGGAGATTCAAATCAAGCTGGTGGTTATTCTAGAGCTGGTTCAGATGCACACGGAGGTTTACAAGCATAATGGCTATTTGGGATATAAGAGAAGCAAACAATTTAGAAAGAGCAATGCAATGGTCTCGTGGAAACAATTGTTTATTTGGTGGAGGACAAACTCCATCTGCAACAACAGTTGTAGAAGAAATAAGTATTGTATCTGCAGGAAATGCAACTGATTTTGGAGACATAATTTCAGCTGGATTATATATGGGTGCGAATCAACCTACTGATCCAACTAAAGCATTTTTTTGTGGTAGTTCAAATACTGATGTTATTAATAAAATGCATTTTAAATCAAAAGGTAATGCTGTAGATTTTGGTAATTTAACTGAGGCTATGCAAAGTAGTGGAGGGGGTTCTACTTCAGCAGGTGGTCATGCAATGCAATATGGTGGTTATGATACACCAGGTAGAAGTAATGTAATAAGTCGTTTTCAAATGAATACTGAAGGTAACGCTGCTGACTTTGGAGACTTAACAGTTGGTAGATCAGGTTGTGCTGTAGTTCAAAATACAACACGAGGTATAGCTGCTTCAGGAGACGCAGCCGCACCCGCTGGCAAACAAAATGTTATCGAGTTTGTAACCATGCAAACTGCAGGTAACGGAACTGACTTTGGAGATTTAGGCGCTGGTAGAGCTAATCTAGGTGGTGTTGACAATGGCGTGAGAGGAGTGTTTACAGGTGATACTTCTTACGATGGAGTTTTAGAATATATTACTATTTCATCATTAGGAAATGCAACTGATTTTGGAGATCAATCTGTTTCAAGAGAAAGAGTTGGGGGTGCTTCTAATTCATTAAGAGGAGTTTATGGTGGAGGAGCAAGTGATCCTAGTACAAATTCTAATGTAATTGATTTTATAACAATTACCACAACTGGAAACGCTACAGACTTTGGAGATTTAACAGCAGCTAAATTAAGTCCTGGTGGTGCTAGTAATGGTCACGGTGGTTTAGATTACACATCTTTTGCATTACAACGTCCATCCGTAACCTATATGCCTGGATCAGGGAGAGCATTGTCAGCTGGAGGGTTAAACCCAAGTGCATCAACAAAACTTGAATCAATGTTTATTCCAACATCAGGTAATGCAATTACTTTTGGTGATTTATCTGCTGCACAATCAAATTTATCAGCAACTTCAAGTTCAACTAGAGCTATATTTCAAGGCGGTAATCCTGCTACGGCAACTATGAACTATGTAGAATTTGCATCTACAGGTAATACAGCTGATTTTGGTGATCAAGCAGCTCAAAGATTTGCTAGTGGTTTATCAAGTTTAACTAGAGGCGTTATGGCAGGTGGTAATAATCCTGGTGTAAGTAATGTTATGGAATATATAACCATGGCTTCAGTTGGTAATTCAACAGATTTTGGAGACACAACAGATGCTAGATATTCTATGGCAACAACTGCTTCTCCTACGAGAGGAGTTATGGGTGGAGGTGTGTCACCTGGATATGTAAATATAATAGATTACATAACTATTGCTTCAACAGGTAACGCAACAGATTTTGGTGATATGACTAATGCTGCAAAAGTAGCTGTTGGAACAGGAAGTCAAACTCGTGGTATATTTGCTGGTGGATACACATCTGGTGCACCTGGCGGTATCGATGTAATAGAGTTTATAACTATTGCTTCAACAGGTGATGCATCAGATTTTGGTGATTTGACAGCAGCTGAATATGGTCACGGTGCTGCTTCTAATGATATAAAAGGAATTATATTTGGATCTAATGGCAATAAAAACATAGATGTTATAACAATTGCCTCAGCAGGCGATGCTGCAGATTTTGGCGATTTAGCTGAAAATAAATATTACCCTGCAAGAGGAAGCTGTTCAGACTCACATGGTGGTTTACAAGATTAAAATAATATAGTATAATCCTATATATGAAAGAAGAATTATTACAAATATTTCCAACACCTATACTTATTACAAAGTATGAAGGTAATTTAAGTAAAGAAATAAAATACGTGGATTCTTTACCTTACAAAGAACAAAAAGCTAATGCTAACTTTAAATCTCAAGATACTTATTTATTAGAGATTGAAGAATTAAAAAATTTAAAAGAATTTTTTTATGAAAGTTTAAATAAATTTACTAAAAATATATCTCAATCAGATCAAAGATTAGTAATTACTCAATGCTGGGCTAATAAAAATCCACCAGGTTCAAAACATCACGAACATGTTCATCCTAATAGTATATTAAGTGGTGTATTTTATTTAAGACAAGACAAAACATTACCTCCAATACAATTTTCTAAATTAATACAAAGTGCTATGAAATTAGACCCTAAAAAATATAATAATTTAAATTCAGAAACATTTTTATTACCTTGTAACACTGGAGAATTGTTATTATTTCCATCTAATTTAAAACATAGTGTGCCAACTAACTTAGGAAAAGAAGCAAGATTAAGTATGTCTTTTAACACTTTTAGTGTTGATACATTAGGCAGTGAAGATAGTTTAACCCATTTAGATTTAAGGAGAATAATGAATGAGCACAATTGAAGATTACATATACGTAGAAAATCATATACCAGCAGAGCTATGTAAATTATTAATAGATGAATGTAACAAGAAAGAGTGGAAAAAACATACTTGGAATAATTATGCTACAGGTACATTTGAATCAGAAGAGACAAAAGAATTGGATGTAATGCCTTGTACACAGGAACAACAAAATAAAATTACACCTTATCTTGTTAAAGCATTAGGTAAATATCAAGAAAAACATAGCGTGCCGGGAGACAAGACTCAAGGACCATGGCTTACAAAATTTAGTCCAATACGATTTAATCGATACGTTGTAGGCACTATGATGAGAGAACACTATGATCATATTCACAGCATATTTGATGGTAAAATGAAAGGTGTCCCTATAATATCTATTGTTGCAAATCTTAATGAAGACTACAAAGGATCAAAATTCTATTGCAGAGGAAAAGAAATTAAGTTAAAAACAGGAGACATACTTTTATTTCCGTCGAACTTTATGTATCCGCACGAAGTAAAAGAGACAACTAAAGGCATCAGATATTCATTTGTAAGCTGGGCTTTTTAGTATTATAAAGGGTTTTATGCTACAAAAAGTAAAATTTGCACCAGGTTTTAATAAACAAGTCACATCAACAGGCGGCGAGAGTCAATGGGTTTCAGGAGACAATGTTCGTTTTAGATATCAGTCACCTGAAAAAATAGGTGGTTGGGCACAATTAGGCTCTGTCGATATCACTGGTCGTAATACAGCTATTCATCATTTTGTAAATACATCAGGTATTAAGTATGCAGCATTAGGTACAAATAGAATTTTATACGCATACTCTGGTGGTATATTTTATGACATACATCCAATTAAAGCAACTACAACATTAACAAGCGCTTTTTCTACAACTAATGGATCAGCAGTTGTAACTTTAACATTTTCGTCTGCTCATAATATAAATCAATATGACATTATACTATTAGATAATTTTACATCTATAACTAATTCTAATTTTAACTCATCAAACTTTGACGATAATAAATTTATGGTAACTAGTATTCCAACAGATACTACACTTACTATTAACGTTGGTTCAAATGAATCAGGATCAGGTGCATCAACATCTGGTGGTATTAGAGTTA